GCCCCGGCGTATGTCCAGAGCGCGCCGGTCGGCTCGTAAACGAGACTCCATCCGATCTCGACCTGCGTCGCGGTCGCCGGTCGGCCCTCGCCGTCCCAATCCGCCGGAATGAGCCCGCCCGGCGGCAGATCGGCGGGCTCGGTTTGCTGCCCGAACGTGCCCACGATCAGCGTCGTCTGACCGGCCTCGCCCTGCGGTCCGCGCGGCCCTTCCGGTCCGGTCGGCCCGGCCGGTCCCTGCGGGCCGGGTCCGCCGACCTCGCCCGCCGGTCCCTGCGGCCCGGTTTCGCCCGGCCCGCCCGCCGGTCCTTCGGGGCCGGGTCCGCCGGGCGGTCCGCTCGGGCCGGGGTCGCCCTGCGGTCCGGGCGGCCCGCCGGGCTCGCCGGGCGGACCCGGAACGCCGCTCGGTCCCTGCGGCCCGGCGGGTCCGGGCGGGCCGGGCGCGCCGGGGCCGTAGTCTGGCGCGCGCGGCGTTAGGGTCATGTCCGCGGCCGAGTCGGCGCCCGCCGGTATCTCGACCTCGCCGAGCATCACGCCGTGCCGGTCCGGGTCGGGCGCGAGCACGGCGAGCCGGAATGTCGCCGACTCGACCTCGACCACTTCGGCCCATAGCTCGTCTGTCCGGTCGTCTTCGGCATCGCCGGGCAGCACGGGCACGAGCACGGCGACCGGCGAAGCGAGCACGGCGATCGAGCCGTCTTCGGCATCGGCGAGCGCGAGCCATCCGGCATCGACCAGGATCGCGAGCCCATCGGCCGCGGTCATCACAGCGCCGCGCACGACGCCGGTTCCGCCCGCCGCGAGCGCCGTGATCACCTGGCGGTCATCGGCGGCGGAATACCGGCCGCTCTGCCCCCATCGCAGCAGACCCGGCGTCGTCATGACCCGGCGTCCTCGACCGTGAGCGTCAGATGCGGCTGATTACCGCCGCCCGTGCGCGAGCCGATCCGGTATATGCCGTTCCCTTCGTGCCACATTCGGCCGTCGAATACCCGCGTGACCCGAGCGTCGTTCTTGGCGTGCCGGAATACCCATTCCACGATCGCGCTAGTCGGGCGGTTGGTCGCCGCGTAGCTGATGCACGACTCGGCGGCGAGGATCGACGTCGATACATCTTGCCCGGCCGTGCGATAGCCGACGCCGAGTCGGCCGATAAAGCTCGGCCCCTGTACCAGATCGGGATTCCGCGCGAAATAGCGGACCTTATACCACTGTCCGGGTTCCATCACGACGGGTTGGCTCGGGCAGTTGATCGCGGCGGCTTGCCCCCATGTGCCGTAATTCCAGCCGACGCCGGGCTGAACGACGCCGTTAAATGTCGAGTGACTCATTAGCCGCCGGTCGAGCGACGCGTCCATCGGGATAATCGTCATTTGCGATGCGAGATTGGCGTTCGCCGGAACGACGAGCCCGGCGATCGGCAGCCCGAACCGCCCGGCCGCTTGCGCGAGCGTGACCACGGTCAATTCCCAATAGCCCTCGTCCGGGTACGTGTCGCACCATAGAACGTCCTCGCGGCTGCCCGTGCCGGGGCCGGGGTTCGCTTGCACGGTATTGTCTACGCGATCCCCGACGACGGCGTTCGATCGGTCGCCGCATGATGCGACGCCGAGCCAGCCGCCGCGCACGATCAATTGCAACCCGGTTCCGGCTTCCACGACGGGCGGGCTAACGAGCCCGATCCGGCCGCGCGATAGCGCGGTAATAACTGCCCGGTCATCGACGGCGTCGTAGGTTTGCGCTTGCGCCCACGCGAGCCGCCCGGTCGGCGTTGTCATAGTCTCACCTTTCCGATCATCCCGGCATCGCGCCGCCGTACCATTGCACGCGGGTTATCCGCATTCCGAATTGCTGCCCGATCCCGCCCGAGCCGAAGCGAGCGACGATGTTTAGGTTGGTTTCGACGGCCGGGTTGAATCCGACCGCGCCGCCCGTGTCGCCCTCTAGCACCCAATTGTTATCAGCGTTCCCGGTCGGCGCCGTGTGAGTGTGGCCGATCGAATGGTTATGCGGCGTGTTCGGGTTTTGGTCGCCGGTCGTCATGTTGTTTGGGTCGCCGGTCCTAACCACGGGATCGCCGCCCGCCATATTGTTAAATCGGTAATCGGGCGCGATCCGCGCCGAGACGTGCGCGCGTAGCTGCCCGCTCGCCGTGACAATCGCCGTCGCCGTTACGCTCGCGGTCATCGCGAGCGGCGATACCGGCAGCGACCGGCCCTCTAGCCGCGCGTTCGCGACTTGCCCGGCGCCGGTCGCGCCCGGCCATGAAAGCGCGATCTCGATATCGTTCGCCCGCCAGTCGAGCACGCCGAGCGCCTCGATCACGACCATTGCGTTAACGGGCGGGCTCGCGCGCAGCGTGCCGTAATCGGACACGCGCGCCCACGCCGTCGAGTTTCCGAGATTCCACGCGCCCGCGGTCCCGCGCCCGGTCACGCGGTGCGCCTCGACGGGCGGCGTGCCGACCTCGACCAGCTCGCCCGCGTGGAACATCTGCGCGACGGTCGAGTCGATCCGCTCTAGCCGGTCGTTAACCGTCTCGCGGGTTACCGGCGCTGGCGTGCTGCCGATGATCGTCCATGTCGCGACCCCTTCGGCGGCGTTAACCTCGATTTGCGATAGCCGCCCGGCGACCTCCATTCCTTCGGGAATGAGCGGCGTCACGGCGCGGACGGTCACGGTATCGCCCGGCCCGTATCCCGTGATATCGGGCAATTCCTCGGGCGGGCTCGCGGTCATATTCAGCGCGGGCGCCGCTTGCCGCTCGGCGCCCGTGATCGCCCGCTCGTTAAGCGTGCTCTGTAGGATCGTGCCGGGCCAGTCATCGACGGCGTCGAGCCGGGGCAAATCGGGTTGCGGGCGGCGCTGAATCGCGACCGGCCGCGGCGTGCCCTCGGGCGCATCGCTCGGGACGTCGCCGACCGCAAACGTAACCGTGCGCAGCTCGTCGGAATCCCATTGCGCGCGGTATCCGACCGCCGCGCCGGGAACCGTGATCCCGAGCCCCGGCCCGTCATTGCCGACCCGCGGGTAAGCGATCCGCAAAATGCACTCCGGCCTGGCCGACGCCGGATTCATGCGGTATTCCGTGCGGAATTCCGGCCCCTGCAATACACCTGCGAGGTTCGATAGCAGCGTCCCGCGGTTGCCCGATTCGAGAAACTCATACGTGCGATCTCGCCGGTATCCCGTGCCGGGGTCCGTAATGATGATCACGCCGACGTCGGCGACCGGCTCGGCGATATCCCGCGCGATCTGCGTCTGTTCGGTATTCACGTAACGGCGATCAGGGTAGACGTCCCATGCCCGCTTAGTGAGATAGCCGGGCAGCTCGGTTAGCGTCAACTGCACATGCGCCGAGCCGTTTTGGTCGGCGAGCCCGGTCGGCACGCCGCACCAATAGGGCTCGCCGCCGTACATAGCCCATATGCGCCAGCTCCACAAACGGCGCAGCACGTCGCCGGGTATCCCGCACGGCAGGTTTACGGTCACGTTCCCGTGACCGAACCCGCTTAGCCGTTTCACGCAATAGAACGACGAGACGTCGACCATACCGAGCGGGGTCGCGCCGATCATCGTATCGGCCCAAAACGTCCAGCGGTCGGGCAGCGGGATCGTCGGCCGCGGCTCGATAGCGAGCGGCGAGGTCGCGAGCGCGCGCGGCGTGGTTAGACCCATGCGGACCGCCACGCCAATTGGACAGACCCGCGCCCGGCGGCGCGCAGATTCCAGCGGGCCGAGCTGCCCGCCGGAACGGTCATCGGCCGCGAGCCGGGCAGTATGAACGACGCGCGCGAGTGCCCGCCGGTCGGCGACTCGGCGGTTAGTGTCGCGGTATTGACCAGGATCGCGACGCCGGGGTCGAGCGCGACCACGCGGATATTTCCGCCGCGGGCCGTGTTTAGGGTCGATTCGGACAGATCGCCCGTATAAAGCGCGTAGACCGGCGCGTCGGCGTTGCCATCATTCCGCAACAGCGCCGAGTTTGGGACGGTCGGCTGCCCGTATCGCCACGGGTACTCGCGCGGGTATTCCCGGCCGGTCACTTCCTCGGCGGCGAGGTTGGTCAAGATCGCCGATTGCCAGCGCCCGGCGTAGAGCATCGGATCGGCGGCGGTCACGGTCATTTGCCAGCGGAACCCATCGCGGCCGAGCGGCGTTTGCCGGTATGCCTCGGTTCCGGCGCGCACGTCGGCGGTCAGCACGCGCTGTAGGTCATAATCGCCGATCGCCAGCTCGACCGGCTCGCGGCTGGCGGCGAGCGCGGCGAGCTGATCGCGGAACCGGGCGAGCTGATCGCGCGGCCCGGCGGCGGCGCCGCGCAGCACGATCGTCCGCGCGTTGAGCACTTTCGGACCCCACGCGGCCCCATCGGATATGACCCGCTCGACGTCGTTGCCGTTGACCGGCGGCGAGTCGAGCCAGCCATCGACGCCGGTTATGACCGAACAGAGCCCGCCCGCCTGGTCGCCGGTATTGAGCCAGACGCCGCCGAAGATGATCGGAATGAGCCCGCCCGGCGCGCCGGGGCCGGGCTCGACCGGCCCGCCGTCGTCGGCATAGCCCCAATCGAACGAGCGATCGTAACCTCGCGTACCCGCCGCGGCGGCGAGGATCGGCGGTCGGCTCATGCGAACCCCCCGGCGGCAGCCCATGCCAGCTCGCGGGATACGAGCCGGGCGATCGTTTGCTCGTCTTGCTGCGCGCGCGGGTACACGTTGACCGTTGCCCCGTTCGCGCCGCCGCCGAGCCCGGCGAGGTCGCCGAGCCCGCCGAGCCCCGGCGCGGTGACATGCGGCCCGATCTCGATATCCGCCGCGGGCGCTAGCCCTTCCTCTAGCCCCTCGATCATCGATGCGCCGATACCGATCATGACCCGGCTCGGCGAGCTGATACCGAGCGCGCCTTTGAACGCGCCGACGACGCCGCTCGCGATCGACCGGGCTTGATCGAGTAGCGGCCCGGCGGCGGATAGCCCTTGCTGTAGCCCGGCGATCATCTGTTGACCGATCGGGGTCATTGCCGCTTTGTCTAGCCCTTGCTTGATCACGCCGACCACGGGGCCGGTTACGTTGCTCTGTATCCAGCCGCCCATTTGCCGCGCGGCTTCCAGCCCCTTTTGTAGCCCGGCGATCACGTCGCCGCCGATCGTGATCGTGATCGTGCTCGGGCTGAATACGCCGAACCCGGATTTAATGAAACCGACCACGGGGCCGGTCACATTCGAGCCGATCCAGCCGCCGAGCGACTTCGCCGCCGATAGCCCGGCCTTAAGTCCCTCGACCATTGACGAGCCCGCCGCCCGCGCATCGGCCGTCATCCCGTGCCATTTTTCCCGCGCGGTGTCGGCGATCGTGCTCGTCGCCGACCGCACGACGTCGACCGCCCGGCCGAATCCGGCCGCGAGCACGCCGCCGATCGCCCCGGCGACCTGACCGACCACGCCGGATAGCGCGTGAAACGCCGGGATCAAACCGGGCGAGTTTCCCGTTATCCAGTGCCACAATTTTTGGGCGATCCCGGTAAGCCATTCGATCGCCTGCCCGAGTAGCTTAAGCGGGTGGACGACACTCATCGCGGCGCTTGCCATCGTGGCGAGTTTTATCGGAACCTCGATAATCGGCACGAGCACTTTCGTCGTGATATCGAGCAGCCAGCCGATTACCTTAATCACGCCGGTTATGACCGGCACGATACCGCCGAGCGCCGACCCGGCCCCGTCCGCGCCGCCCGCCATATTCACGCCGAATAGCTCGCCGATCTGCTTAAGCAGCGGCGCGAGATTGCGCAGCGCCGGGGCGAGCGCGTCGCCGATGGCGCCGAGAATTTCCCAGATCGCCGAGCCGAAAACCTTTACCAGTTGCCAGACCGCCATTAGAGCGGGTTTCAGCCCCTCTAGTAGCGACTTGCCCAGCTCGATCACGGCGCCGCGAAAATCCGAGCTGGCGAGCATGAGCGCGGCGATAGCGGCGACCACGGCGGTAACGGGCAGCGCCAGCGAGCCGAGCGCGGCGCCCATGCCGCCAGCCGCGGGCACGACGCCGGATAGCGCCGGGATGCTGTGCAATGCCGCTTGCCCGATCGACCCGAGCCCGCCAGCGACGAGTTTCGCCGGGCCGAGCAGGTTCGTCAGCATCCCGCCGAGCACGGGAATCTGACCGAGAATCGATGGCGCGACGAGTACGGTTATCGCGCCCGCCGCGGCGAGGATCGCCGGGCCGAAACGCTCGATTACCTTAAGCACGCCCTGCATCTGTTCGGGCTTAAGGTTTTCCAGCCATTTAGCCCATTGCCCGACGAGCCCGATTAGCGGCGAGATCAGCTTACCGACCGCTACGCCGATCGCGTCGAATATCGGGGCGAGCGCGCCGCCGGGGCCGACCGCGGCCGATAGCGCTTTGGCCATATCGTAGGCTTGCAAGATCAGCGGGCCGAATGCCTTAACGAGCCCCTCGCCTACCGACAGTTTAATATCGTCGGTTACCCGCTTGAATGAGCGCAGCACCTTACCGGGTTCGGTCATCGCTTCGGCGTAGGCGCCCGCAACAGTCGAGCCCGATTCCAGTACGGCATTCAATACGGCTTGCGACCGCTCGGCGTCTGTTAGGTCTTTAACCGACTTACCAACCGACGCCGCATATTGGCTAATGGCCTGGCCAGCCTGCACATTCAGACCGGCATTCCGCAGCACTTGCGAGTTTTGCGTCGTGATTCCGTGCGTCAAATCTGCGAGCACGTCGGTTGAATTCCGGCCGCTTATCACGGCGGCATCCTGCGCGACCGTCGCGAGTTTCTGCGCGTCGGCGAGTTTCAGGTTATTACGGGTAAACTGCGCGACCAAATCTTGTGCTGTGCTCGCCTCGATTCCCTGCTTACGGATCGCGGCGACGCTTTTCTGCATTTCCTCGTATGAGACGTTATTTGCTTTGGCGAGCGCGCGCAGGCTCGCGTCCATCTCGCCGACCCGCGCCGCCGTGCGGAATGCCTCGACGCCGAACGCCGTCGCCGCCGTGGTCGCCCCGGCGATCCCGGTCGCAACCGCTTTCCCGGTCGCCAGCCCGAGCCCGCCGACCGCTGTTAGCCCGGCGCCCATTCGTTCGCTGATCGTGCGGGCGGCATCCGAACCCGCGCTC